GCGTTAAAGCGACACTAGCCGCCCACCAAGTAGCCCGTCTCGCCATCAACGCCAAGTCTGAGTATGTCCAGCTGGAAGCAAGCCGAGATATACTGGACAGGGCGGGTCTCAAAGCCCCTGAGAAGCATATGCACTTGCATGCAGGAGACATCAAGGTCGAGATTGACTTAGGCTAGAGACAGAATGTTTCTGTATATCAATCGCACTGGTAGTGGGGTGGGGGGCAAAAATCCTTACGGGTATCTTGCAATGTGGTCTCATACAAACATTTTTCCTTCTCAAGGCTCGTTAAAAAAGGTAACATCTCCCAATGAGTGAACTTATGCAAAAAGGGTTTAACACCCTAGACCGGACATTCCTTGAGACTGGAAAGCTTAAGACTGACGATGTTCCGCCAGAGGTTCTGTATTATTTTTCGGAAGCGTGTAGGCTCGCACCTCATGCAGAGCGTCTTGGTGACTGTTTCTTCCCCTTCCCCCTTCCAGAATTTTTAGACCCCGTAGAAGTGCGTGGTAAAAACCTGCGCTTTGAAGACTCTGTTAATATCCGCATACCTGACGAGTTTGTTGATGTGGGTGATATTCCAGAGATAGAGTATTCTGATGATCCCTTCTTGCAGACTGGTCCGCTATCTACGCGCAGACACACCCGCATGAAGGAGGAGGTAGAAAAAATTTATAAGGACTTTGGGGCTGAGGACAGGACTACTGGCATAACACCTCCCTTGCAAGAGATGAACATCCCTGAACAGGTCAAGCAAGACCCACTTGGCGCGGATTTTACTGGACAGATGAGGCCAGTAGATGAGTAAGAAGACACGCGCTGGTATTAAGAACCTCAAGTGCAACAAACCGAAACGAACTCCTAGCCACCCAAAGAAATCGCACGTTGTGAAGGCTTGCGAGGGAGGGAAGGAAAAGATTATTCGTTTTGGTGAGCAGGGTGCTTCTACTGCTGGCAAGCCGAAGGCTGGTGAGTCAGAACGTATGAAAAAGAAACGCGCAAGCTTTAAGGCGCGTCATAGAAAAAACATTGCCAAAGGCAAGATGTCTGCGGCATACTGGGCTAATAAGGTTAAATGGTGATTTAGATGACTTTGAAAAACAAACCAAGAGGAACGGTTGCTGGTAAGAAAGACCCTGTTGTTAAGGGCAAGGCAAAGCCAACTGTTCGGGGAAAAGCAAACCCGATTGTTCGTGGTAAGGCAAAACCCGTAATTGCGAAAGATGCGAAGGCTAATCCTCGCGGTGCTTCTGCTGGTCAGGTAAAAGGTGCAAAAGCTTTTTCTTCTGGTCGCAGCCTTTTAAAAACACTGTTTTCTCGTTTAAGTGTTCCCGCTGCTATTGCTGGTCTTGGCTATCAAGCTTACAGCGCAAAGAAAGACGTAGACGCAAGCGTTGCGCAGTATGAGAAACAAGCCCGTAAAATTGCCAAAGAGTCTGCTGCATTGAAAGCACCGCCCAAGCGCGGTAACAATCTCTTCCTTGCTGGAGAGAAAGGTTAATGTAAATAAGTCAGCCTTGAAGGCTTTGGAAACGCGAGAAGTTAAACCCCGCGCTATGGACAACCCAGCCAAAGCAAAAGAGCCAGAAGGTGGTCGTAAAACTGTAAAAGAACTTTCGTTTGGCAAGGCTTTTGCTGCTGCTCGTAAGGCTGGCAAAAAAGAGTTTACTTGGAAAGGTAAGCGTTATCATACACGCACCAAAGAAGAAGAGGCAAAGCGCGAAAAGGCTGCTGTTCGCACAAAACGCCGGAAGATGAAGGTAGGCAAGCCCGGATATAACCGAAGAACGGTTAGATAATGCCTAACGTAGCCGGAAAGAAATACCCATACACCCCTGCTGGCATTAAGGCGGCCAAGAAAGCTGCCGCCAAGAAGGGGGGGAAAAAGAAATCAATGTTGAAAGGATATGGTAAATGAGCAAGCTTTATAAGATTGATGGTTCGGAATACATCAGCAAAGATTATTTCGTTCTTCCTGATGGTCGCCCTCACTCAGGCAAGTCGTTCACCACTGATAGTGTTCGTCTCTTCACGGAAGAGGAACTTACTGATCGCGGCGTGAAGGCAGTAGCCCATGTGCCGGAGAAGCGCGTTCAAAAAGTAAAAACAAAAAACACCCCGACCTCCTTGCGTAAGTTGAAGGAAGAAGAGAATGGCGGTTAATGAAGCCGGAAACTACACCAAGCCGGGGATGCGTAAGAATCTTTTCGAGAAGATTAAACGCAGTGGCAAGGGTGGCTCACCGGGGCAATGGTCTGCACGCAAGGCTCAGATGCTCGCGCGTCAATACAAGGCTCGCGGTGGAAGCTATACTAGCTAATGAAAGCCCCGCAAAAATCTCTTCGCGCTTGGACAAAACAGAAGTGGCGGACTAAATCAGGCAAGCCTAGCACCCAAGGGCCGAAGGCTACTGGTGAACGCTACCTGCCAGAGAAGGCAATCAAAAGCTTGAGCGATGAAGAGTATGCTCGCACCACCGCAAAGAAACGTGCGGCTCGTCGTGCTGGCAAGCAGTTCTCAAAACAACCGAAAGGTATTGCTGAAAAGACGCGGAAACATCGTCGTGTCTAAGCAAGAAACTCGCAAGCTTCGGAGAAAAGCAATCAAGATGCAGAACAATAGTTCGCGCAAGATGCACTTTTCAGAAGCTATGCAGGAGGTAAGGAAGGTAACAAATGAGTTTTCTACACGCAATTAGTGAGCAAGAGCGTCGAGTCTTACGCAACATAGTTAAGAAGGTTCACCTCAAGCATCACCCCCAAGAGTTCTGCACTGACTATGAAGCTGACAAGCTTATCTCGATTATCGCTCCTGATGTGGTTGAGCGTCTAATCAAAGTCGGCGTGGATCATAAAATTGACGAACTTTAAGTATAAGCCGGATGGCGATGTCCTGAAGGAGTTTATGAAAGATGATACTTTCTTTCGTGGTATTCGCGGCCCTGTTGGTTCTGGTAAGTCTGTGGGCTGCTGCGTTGAAGTATTTCGCAGGGCATTAGCACAGCAAAAGAATGATGATGGCATACGCCGTTCTCGCTGGGCTATCATTCGTAACACCAACCCACAGCTAAGAACTACAACTATTAAGACTTGGCTTGACTGGTTTCCCGAAGATCAGTGGGGAAGGTTTCAATGGTCAGTCCCCTATACGCATCACATCAAGCAAGGCGACCTAGACCTTGAGGTTATCTTTCTTGCTCTCGATAGACCAGAGGATGTAAAGAAACTTCTGTCATTGGAGTTGACTGGCATTTGGATTAACGAGGCGAGGGAATTGCCTAAGTCAATCATTGACGCTTGCACCATGCGTGTTGGTCGTTTCCCCTCTATGCGAGAGGGAGGCCCCACATGGACTGGCGTGATTGCTGATACCAACGCCCCAGAAGAAGACCATTGGTGGCCTATTATGTCTGGCGAAGTTCCTGTCCCTGACCATATTTCTGCTGATGAAGCGCGTATGATGGTGAAGCCGGACAACTGGAGTTTCTACACACAGCCTGCGGGAATGGTAGAAGAAAAAGATAAAGAAGGCTCTATCCAAGATTATATGCCAAACAAACAGGCAGAAAATCAAAAGAACATGATGAAGAGCTACTACCCCAACCTTATCAGGGGTAAGACTAAAAGCTGGATTGATGTCTATGTTATGAATAAGCTAGGACAGATAAATGATGGGAAGCCAGTATATCAAATGTTTGCACCAGACTTACACATCGCTAAAGAAGAAATACCTGTCGCTGCTGGAGTTCCGGTCTTTATTGGTCTTGACTTTGGGCTTACTCCTGCTGCTGTGTTTGGTCAGCGTGTTCGTGGTCGTTGGTTGATACTTCAAGAGATTGTTGCTTTTGACATGGGCATCGTGCGGTTTGCAGAGTTACTTAGGCAGGAGATTGCCACACGCTATAGTGGGTGTGAGGTAAATATTATTGGTGACCCTGCTGGTGACTTCCGCGCGCAAACGGATGAAAGCACTCCGTTCCAAGTGCTTCGGGGTGCTGGTCTTACTGCGCGTCCCGCACAATCCAACGATGTTTCCTTGCGTATTGAGGCTGTGGCTGGCACACTTAATCGTTTGGTTGAGGGCAAGTCGGGTATCTTAATAGACCCGCGATGCAAGGAGTTGATCAAAGGTTTTGATGGTGGCTATGGGTATCGGCGTATGCAGGTGTCCGGCGAGCGTTACGATGACAAGCCCGATAAGAATAGGTTCTCTCATATACATGATGCTTTACAATACTTAATGCTTGGTGGTGGTGAAGGCCGTGAAGTCCTCGGAAATAACAAGACCGCTAAACCGTTTACTATGAAGCGGGACTTTGATATATTTACACGGAAACCCAAGCAAGGGAAACAAGGTTTTTGGAATAGGATGAAGTAATGGGACTGCCTAGTGGAGTTATCCAACGTAATAGAGAGGCTCGTGAAAAACGTCGACACGAAGCTAAACGAAACCTTATTTCTGAATTGGGTTTGGCAAAAGACGTTGATCCCGATATTGCTTCTGCAATCTTTAGTCGTGTTCCCGATCCTGTTTACTCTGTTCGGCGTGGCAAAGCTTCTTATCGACAATATACAAAGCAACAAACAGCAGATCTTTTTACAAAAAATTATCAAGCAGAACTGGCAAAAATTGGACAGCCAGAACTAGCGGAAGCTGCTGCTGCTGGCTCTGACCCTCGAACAGTTGAAGCATTAAAAAGAAGTTTGATTTCGACTTACACCACGCCCGAACTTAAAGGCAGAGGGCCACGCAGTTCTGCATCTCAAAGGATTAGGCGGGAAAAGGCTATTGCAGAGCAGACTCAAAGCTCGAAGGCCAGCTTAACCTCTGATGCTGCACGGCAAGCAGACTTGGTGAGCATTCGTCGCGGTAGAGAAAAGGCTGTAAAACAAGCTGCTATTGGCATGACACGCAAACGTGGCAAAGCGTCACTTCTTTCAAGTCAAACTGGCGGTGCTGGCTTCTTTCAAAGGTATTTTAAATAATGGGATTATCTCAGTCAGCACAAAAACGACAGAGAAAGCGTCAAGCTTTAGCAGCTAAACAAAGGCAAGCTGCTTTTGTTGCATCTTACTCTGTTCCTGAATCTTTATTTAAGGAAGCCGCTTCGGCTGGCGTTGACCCTCGAACTATTTCTCACTTTAGGAAAGAGTCTGAGAAAGCATATTCCGAAGCAAAAGAAATACAAAAAAAATCGCGCAGTCCCGGCGCGGTTGGCTCTTATTATTCTTCAAAACTGAAAGGGCTTGGCGAGACTGTTGGTTCTCTTGCATCTGATTTGCGCGGACAACTTAAGTCTGATGTCCAAAAGCAACCTGAGTTTCAAGAAATTCGTCGCCGCAGAGAGAAGGCGGTAGAGCAAGCTACTATTGGTATGCAGCGTAAACGAGGCAAGGCATCCTTATTGTCCGGCGAAGCTGGTGGTGCTGGTTTCTTTCAGAGGTATTTTAAATAATGGACAAAATAGCTAAAAATTACATCAAGAAGTATGAGACTGCCCGAACTCAACGCACTCCCTTTGAAGATCTCTTCCAAGAGTGTTACGACTATGCTCTCCCCCAGCGTGAAGGCTTTTACTTTAATGCGCCGGGTCAACGCCGTGATGACCGAATCTTTGACGAGACTGCGGTAGTTGGCGTTCAAGAGTTTGCCTCTCGTTTGCAGTCTGGGCTTGTTCCTAACTTCGCTCGTTGGTCTGACTTGGTTGCTGGCTCGGAAGTGCCGCCCGAAGAAGCAGATGAAATTAACAACAGCCTTGATGAGGTCACAGAATATATCTTTGAGATTCTTGCAAACAGTAACTTTGCCCAAGAGGTGCATGAGTCATTCATGGACTTGGCTGTCGGAACTGGTTGCTTGCTGGTTGAAGAGGGAGATGCAGTAAACCCAATCCGTTTCAGTGCTATCCCCCTTCCAAAGGTCGTTCTTGAGAATGGCCCCGATGACCGCATTGACCATGTATATCGTGAGCGTGAGATTCGCCATAACGACATAAAGATTGTTTATCCCAAAGCGAAACTCTCCCCCAAAATGCAGGATATGATTAACCGCAAGGGTGAGGAGAAGTGCAAGGTTCTTGAGGTTGTATGTCGCCTGTATGACAAGCCCAACCAAGAGCGTTACGGCTACTACGCCATTGATAAAACTCATGGCGAGTTAATCTTTGAAGACACCTTTGAAGGCGTGGGCAGCAATCCGTTTGTTTGCTTCCGCTGGTCTAAAGCTGCTGGCGAAGTATATGGTCGCGGCCCATTGGTAAACGCTCTGTCTGCAATTAAGACAACCAACCTTACAATCCAGCTTGTATTGGAAAATGCACAGATGGCTATCTCTGGTATTTACCAGATGGATGATGATGGGATTATCAATGTCGATACGATCAATCTTGTTCCGGGGACTGTCATTCCTAAAGCACCCGGCTCAAATGGGTTACAGCCTGTTGCGGCAGCCGGAAGCTTTGATGTTGCCAATCTTGTTCTTAACGACATGCGGATGAACATTAAGCGCGCATTGTATAATGATATGCTCGGTGATCCGAACCGGACACCCGCCACGGCTACCGAAATTGCAGAACGCATGGCTGACTTGAGCCGCCGTATTGGTTCTGCCTTTGGTCGCTTGCAAGCAGAGATGGTTCAGCCCATTCTGCAACGTGTAGTTTACATTCTGCGTAAGCAGGGTCGCATTGATCTCCCAACAGTTAATGGTCGTGAAGTAAAAATTCGGAGTGTATCTCCCTTGGCGCAAGCCCAGTCTAATCAGGACATCACAACTGTTGCGAGATTCCTTGAGGTAGTTGGTGCAAACTTCGGGCCGGAGATGGTCAACTTGCTTATCGACTCAGAAGAGACAGCGGTTTACTTGGCTAAGAAGTTTGGCGTTCCTGATAACCTAATCAGAGACGAAGCCGAGCGTGAACAGATTCAACAGATGCAACAAATGATAGCGCAGATGCAAGCGCAGCAACAAGGCGGTGGTGTGGTATAGATGTCACATATTGGAGTAGATGGTTTTCCTCGACCACAAAAAGAGGACGAAAAGATTTCTATGGATATTAAAGCCTTGCTGGGAACTCCGGCGGGCAAAGAGGTTCTTCGTTATCTCCGCTCTATTACATTGGATGCGGTAGCTGGCGGAGGCATTAGCGATGGCGAACTCCGTCACTTGGAGGGTCAACGCTTTATAGTCGCGCTAATTGAACGGCGCATTAACCATGCAGAAAAGGTAGAAAGCAAATGAGTGAAGCAACAGATAATGTGGAAGCGCAAGCCGAAGCACCTGAAGCCGTAACAACTGAGGTAGCAGACAGCCGCCCTGAGTGGCTTCCTGAAAAATTTAAGTCGCCAGAAGATTTGGTAACTTCTTATTCCTCCCTAGAAAGCAAGCTAGGTAAGGGGCAAGATGAGTTGCGCGAGTCTATTATGGGTGAGATTGAGCAAGAGGCTTTTGCTAATCGCCCTGATTCATCTGGTGACTACACCCTTCCAGAGGGGGCTGATGAACTAGCGGATGATCCTGACGTAGATTGGTGGGCAAACTTTGCTTGGGAGAACGGCTTCTCTCAGGATGAGTTTGAGGAGGGTCTGGCTCGTATGATGCCCGACCAGCCCGACCTTGACGCTGAGTCAGCCAAGCTGGGTGACAACGCCGAGGCTCGTATTGAGGCTGTCGCACTGTGGTCGCAAAAGAATGTCCCCGCTGAATTGAACGATGAGATTATGCGTCTTGGTGAAACTGCTGAGGGTATTGAACTCCTTGAGCATTTCATGGGTGCAATGTCTGACACTTCTGTTAGTGGCGATATTACTGCTCCGACAGTTCTCGACAAGGCTGAGTTGGAGTCTATGATGAAAGACCCGCGCTACTGGGATAACACTCGGCGCGATGCAGCTTTTGTCAAGCAGGTTGACGAAGGCTTTTCTAAACTCTATAAATAAGTAATACACGAGACCCCTCCTAAACACCGTCCCTCTTTCGATTGGGGCGGTGTTTTTTATATTGCTAAAATACATTGTTTCGGGCATTATTCTTTTGTTAGAGGCCCGATGATACGCGGATAGCCCGGAAACGGATAACTAGATGACGCAACGCACGGACAACCATTCCTGACATTGTAACTGAAACTTCTAAACTGGAGAATGAAAATGGCTAATACTATTGATCAAGCCTTCATCACGCAGTTTGAATCTGATGTTCATTTGGCGTATCAGCGTATGGGGTCTAAACTCCGTAACACTGTCCGTCAGGTTAATGGCGTAACGGGTTCTACTGTTAAATTTCAAAAAATTGGTAAAGGTGCTGCTAACACCAAGTCTCGTAACGGCGATGTTACTGGCATGGAAGTCGCACACACCAACGTATCAGCAACGCTGACCGATCACTACGCACCTGAGTATATCGACAAGCTGGACGAACTGAAAACCAACATTGACGAGCGTCAAGCTGTTGCTCAGTCGGCTGCTTATGCTCTGGGTCGTAAGACTGACGAGTTGATTGTTGCTGCTCTCGACGCTGGCGCAAACAGCACTCAGATTGCTGACACTTCTGGCGCGCTGGTTAAAGGCGACTTGCTGACCCTGTTTGAAACAATGGGTTCTGCTGACATTCCGGAAGATGGCAACCGCTATCTTGCAATGTCTCCTGCTGGTTACGCTGACCTGTTCAGCATCAACGAGTTCGCATCTAGCGATTTTGTTGGCGACCAAAACCTCCCGTTTGCTGGCGGCATGACAATGAAAGAGTTCTTGGGCTTCAAGATCTTCTCAACGTCTGCTGTTGCTGGCGGTAAGAACTTTGCCTATCATAGCTCTGCTATTGGTTTGGGTGTTGGTTCTGATGTTCAAACCGAAGTGAACTATGTGCCGCAGAAAGTGGCTCACTTGGTCACTGCTCACATGAGCATGGGTGCTATCGGTATCGACGATAACGGCATCTACGAGGTTCTGGACAACAACTAAGTCTGGTAGGGGAGCGGTGGGAAACTGCTGCTCCCCCCTTTCTTGACGAGGTAAGTATGACATCCACAGTAGCTAACAGTGCTATCGACATTTGTTCACGGGCTTTGATCCTTATTGGGGCAGAGCCTATTACTTCGTTTGAAGACAATACAACAGAGGCACTGGTCGCTGTTAATATGTATGAAGACGTAGCGCAAGCCAGTCTCTGCAACACACGCTGGCGTTTTGCTACTGAGCAAGCGCAGCTTAGTCGTTTATCAGATGAGCCGACTGGACGCTTTGATGCGGCCTATCAGCTTCCATCTAACCTTTTGATGCTTAATGCCGTTACTGTAAATGATAACAATACGAACCATACAATCTACGGCGACAAGGTATTTACCAACACCTCAGACCAAGATCAGGTTATTGCTGATTACATCTATCGTGCAGATGAGTCTGATTGGCCTTCCTACTTTACACTTGCTGTCGAGTATTCCCTTGCTGCCATCTTTGCAAGTTCTATTGCTCGGAACGAGGGTCTGACACAGATTATGGAAATCAAGGCAAACAACCTTATGGCAAAAGCCCGTAACCTTGACAGCCAGCAGAACACGACACGCAAACTTACGACTTCGAGGTTTATCACTGAAAGGCTGTCATAATGGCGAAGATTAAGATTCCGCTTCACAGCTTTCAGTTTGGCGAACTTAGCCCATCCTTTACATCTCGTGTGGATGCTGCTGTGTATCAGGCTGGCGCGCAGAAGGTGCGTAACTTTATTATCATCAATGAGGGTGGTGTAAAGAAACGCGCTGGTGGTGAGTTCATCTATCAGTTTAGCGATACTGTAACTCCTGCAAACGAGTTAGAGATTCGCATTGAGCCGTTTATCTTTTCGGATGACGAGCAGTATATCTTTTGTTTTAAGAACAACGCCCTCGATATTTTCTTTATTAACCCGACTACTGGTGAGGTTGATACCACGCCCGTTAGCTTGTCTGGCTCTAGCAGTTGCCCGTGGACAACGGCAAAGCTAAAAGAAATTACAATGGCCTCCTCTGGCGATGTAACAATTATCTGCCATGAAACATTCCCCCCTCGCCTTATTCGCCGGACTGGGTTGAAGACCTTTGTCTCTGAGGTATTTGAGTTTGAGGACAATGGTAATGATGATTCTCCAACACACCCCTACTACAAATTTCAAAAAGGTGGTGTTACACTAGACCCTCAAGCTACGTCCGGCACGAATGTTCTTGTAACTGCAAGCAGTAATTACTTTGTATCTGGTCATGTTGGTTCGTATCTGCTGATTGGTAACACGCCTTGTGAGATAAAAACATATGTTAGCGCAACTCAAGTTAGGGTGGACATTACTGGCACGATACTTCGTCGCCTTGCGCCAGATTCTATTGAGGTGTTTGCTGGCACTAGTGCTGTTCAAGTTACTATGCCTCTTCACGGCATGGCTCCTAATAACGTTTTTTCTATTGATCGCGTGGGGTCTTTGGGAGGTCTTAACGCCTCTCACTTGGAGGGAACAAACAAACAGGTAAGCAAGGTTATTGACCTTAATACCTTTGAATATATTGCTGGGTCTAATGCCTCCTCTTCTGCTATTGGTGGCGGCTCTGTTGAAATCTCAAGTGCCGCTGCTACCCCAGAGTGGTATGAGCAGTCTTACTCTGCTGTTCGCGGCTACCCTGCTGCCGTAACATTCCACGAAGGTCGCCTGTGGTTTGCTGGCACAACAGCACAGCCCGGTCATGTCTGGGCTTCCAAGTCTGCCAACTTCTTTAACTTCGACATAGGCACGGGGGCGGACAGTGATGCCATTGATCTTAACTCTAACTTTGGTGAGTTCTCTCATATCCGTCATCTTGTGGTTAATCGTGACCTACAGATATTCTCTGCTTCTTCTGAGTCATTCATTCCTGCTTTCACTGATAGGCCTGTTACCCCTGCAAACGCCATAATCAAGCGTCAAACACCCTATGGTTCATCCTATATGCGACCACAGCCCTTTGATGGTGCAACCCTCTATACGCAAGCCTCTGGCAAGATGCTGGGGTCTTATGTGTATAGTGAAGGTAGAGCAAGCCTACAACACAGAGAATGTGTCTGTGACTGCTACCCATCTGATGCGTTCTCCCATCCAGTCTGCAAGTATTAAGGGTGGCTTTGACCGGGCTGAGTCATACTGCTTCCTGATTAACAATGATGGCACTATGTCTGTCTTCTACTCCTCTCGCGGCGATCAACGCGCTGGGTGGATGCTGTGGGATACATCGGGCAAGTTCCACAGTGTTTGCGCGGTTGACCGCAATGTCTATTGCCATTGCTGTTCGGGATCAAGGCGATGGCACTAATCGTTACTACCTTGAAAAGTTTAACGAAGAGATGCCGATGGATTACTGCGATGAGTTCACTGGCACCGCTGGTGTGTTTGACGTTAGCAGCCAGTTCTCTGATGGTGCTGTGGTTCGCGTGGTTAGCGGCACAGATTACATTGGCGAGTTTACTGTGGCCTCTGGGGAGGTTGATGTATCTAGCGTTAAAGAAATTACAACAGCTTACATTGGCTATCAATTTACCCCCATCCTACAGACAATGCCTATTGATGCGTTGATGGGTGGTGGCCCGATGACTGCTGCGCCGCGCAAGATTGATATGGTTACTCTTGATTTGCAGGATACCTTGTCTGCATCGGTCAATAGTAAGGATATGATTATCAGGAATGTAAACGATGATTTCTCTTTGGATAGGTCTAAGTTTACTGGTAGAAAAGAGTTTAGGTTAATTGGTATTTCAAAAGACCCGTCTGTTACAGTTAGTCAGTCTGTTCCTTTTGATTTACAACTAAATGGTATGGTTATTGAGGTGACGTTCTAATGGCTTACGTGCAAGCAATTTCAGCAGGGCTTTCTATAGCTAGTGGGATTATGGGAAGCCGTAGCAAGCGCAAGGCCGCAAGGCGCGCAAGGCAGGAAGCTGCGCGTCAAGCTAATGAAATACTTTTGCAAATAGGCATGATGGAAGAGCGTGCTGGACAAGAGCATCTTGATATGCAGGAACAGTTGCAGGAGATGGAAAGTTACAATGTTGCGGCAGCTGCATATGCAGGACGAACAGACAGAAGCTTAGAGGCAATCAGAAAAGCCGGGCGTGAAAAATACGGCAGAAATATTGACCGTCTTCGCGCTGGCGTTGATCGTGAGCGTGAGTCCATAAAAAGAGAGGCTGAGGCTGTTAGGCGATCAGGCGCGTCTGCGGCGGCGGCGTATAAATCTGAAGCGCGAGCAAGTTTGCTTGATACTGCTTTACGAGCAGCTGACTACTATAGAAAGACGTAAGTTATGGCTGAGTTAAAAAGACCTGTTGCAGGACAATCTTACAAAACACCTAGAATTGGTGTTGTAAATGTTAGAACTGGTTCTGACAGAGCAGCAGCAGCAAAAGGCGATTTTTATAAAACAGTTTCAGATGCAGGCTTTCGTGTTGCAGCCGCTCTTTCTCAGTCTGCTGGGGAAGAGTATGGAAAAGAAGCTGTAACGCGCGACTCTGAAACTGGAGAAATTACTGTTAAAGAACTTCCCAATCAACTCTTAATGGGTGGAGCAGGGACAAGTGCCGCTTTAAAACAAATGGCAGCGCAGTATGAAATAAAAGAAACAATTAACTTAAAGAACGCTGCTGTTGACTTAAGCCTTGAATCAAAGGGCGACCCAGAGATTTTCAAAGAACTTTGGAGCAGTTATAGTTCTGAAAAAGAAGCACTTATTGCAGGCTCAAATGCCTCGTTGTTTTTAGAGGATTACAAAAACCTTTCAGCCCAATATGGCAGTGACACATACAACAACTTACGACTAAAAAAAGTTCAAGCTGCTAATGACTTGGCGGAATCTAATGCAAGGACTTTTATACAAGATGCTGCTAGGGGGGTTAATACCCTTATTTCTAATGGGGGCATTTCCGAAGGGCGTGAGTTGGGCTTGCATGCGCTTGAGAGATTTAAATCCTCTGGCGTATCCCCAGATACTTACGCATCTGTTGACCGCGAGTTTATTCAAAACGAATCCGCTGCGATTATAAATTATGCTGTAAAAGCTAATGCAGCAAACAGTAGAGATTTAAAAAAGTTATCTTCTGAAGCAAGACTTCTTGGCTGGAGTGAGGAAAGTTTAAAAAAATTCCCACAGTTAAAAGAAATGCAAGCTGCTGATACGGAAACTTGGAATAAAATTTCAAGTAATTTGTCTGAGCTTTCTGGAAAAATTGCTTCGGAAGAAACTAAAATAAGAGAAGACCAAAATGCTGCAATGCGTTTTCAACTTGGTGTCTCAACGCCAGAAGATAGTGATAAGATATTTAGGGAAGCACAACTTACTGGCCTTGAGTTTTTAGGAGACCCCGATTCTATAGAGTCTCGTGAGTTGATTGGACATGCAAATGAACAAGGTCAATATTCTACAAATCAAGTAAATTTATTTGAGGCTGTCGTTTCTGGGAAATCTGGTGCTGACTCCGTAGCTGTGCAAAATGCTATTACGTTTTTTGATAGAACAAAAGAACGAAGCACAACACGGGGCGTTGTAAAAACCAACAATGGCTTAGACCCTGTTACATACTCTCGAATGAGGTTTCTTTCTAACTGGCGCGCGTCTTATGGTAATGCCAGACTTCAAGAGGGCATTGATGTTATTAACGCCTCCATTTCAAATCCAGACCTTTTAGACAAGGTGAAAACAATAGGCGGAAGTGAAGTAGAGTTTCAAGATTCTGATAACTTTATGCAGTCAATTAAAAAACTGTCTGATAATATTCTTGATGACTATCCCCCCACTGTCCGCGAAAGACTTTATCCAGTTGTTGCAGAACAGGTAAGGTTAAGCGATAGTTTGTCTGATGTTAAAAGTTCAACAAAAGAATATTTTGAAACAATATCAAGACCCTCTCAGTATCTTTCAGAAGAAGAGGCTTCTATATATGCACCGGAATTGTTTTTTGAGAGAAGCAATCAATCAGCTTTGATTGAGGAGTCTCCAGAAGAGTTTGGTGATACTTATATTGATTACTTTATCAATAAAGAGTTAATAGATCGAAACGGTTTATGGAAAGAAAACTTAGACATTAGACCTGACGAGGGAAATGTAAGGCTTGTTCCTATTGAAACAAAATCAGACCACAAACGAGCAATGTATTTTTTAGAAAATACTGAAACTGGTGAGTTCTTAACTCGATCAGATGGTAAGTATTTAGTGTTTGATACTGATATGGTTAAGCACAAGGCAACACAACTTCGTATGAAGCAAGTTAGAAAAATATCTAAGGCTCAAAAAGAGGCGGAAGCTGCCCAAGCTAGAGATGAGTTAGACTTTGAGCAGACTATTATTGGTAGGCAAATTGCACAGGGAATGTAATGTCGGAATATTACGCAAGTCTTAATCCAAATAATTTTTATAGGCATGAAAAAGAACCATCCTTTGACGAAAGTTTTAAGGCTGCATTTGGTTATTCTTATTCTCCTATCATTGCTAGGACGCAAGAAGAAATATTTTTTGGAGCAATGGATCGTGACCCAGACTTTAATCCATTTGAGGATGCCGATGGTTATGAGGGATTTGAGTCTGACTTTGCGCGAGCAAAAAACTTAGACCACCTTAAGTTTATTAAAAACTCTATTGATGAAAACAGGTCTCGTAGAAATGTGCTTGCTGAGTCTGATTTCTTTTCTGGTGCATTGGTCGCCGGGCTTGCAGATCCATTAGCTTTAGGTTTTGCAATTCCTATTGTGGGTCAACTTGGTTTGCTTGCAAAGGGGGGCATGACTGTTAGGCAAGCTGCTCTTGCCTCCGCAAAGGGTGGCCTTGCTTTTGGCGCAGCGGCAGAAACTATTCGCGCGCCATTTGACCCTGTCAATACAACAGGAGAAACTGGTCTTAATCTTTTGACTGCCACCGCTTTCTCAACGGTTCTTGGTGCTGCTGGTAGTGCTGTGTTTAATACACAAGGGTCATTTCATAGATCTGCTGGAAAGTTGAGAGACCTTGCTCGTGGCGAGATGGCAGATGAAATAGATGGAACTAAAATTGTTGTATCTGAAAAGATGGATGAATCTGTAGTTTCGGATGGCAAGTCTATTAGAGTTAATCCCAAAAAGATTGAGCAAACGTTTGACGAAAAGCCGTGGATGGCTGATCAAGCTGATTTGCCAGAGGGCGTTGACTTAATTCCAGAAAACGCTTTTAACACCCCTACAGAATACAAACACTTTTTAATCAATAGGGAAAGCCTAAGAAAGTCAGACCCGCGCCAAGCTGCTGAGTCATCAGCAGACTTTCAAAACCGTATCAATAGAGAAGCATTGAGCCGGACATACGAAGGCTACAATATAAAGAAAACTATGTTTACGGATAGCATTTGGTTCAAGCTTATCCCTACCCCAGCCAAAACAATCTTGCTAGATAAGGACGTTCCCAACTGGTTAAAGCGTGACTATCAGTTAATGGAAGGCAATGGTGCTATGGCTATGGAGCAAAACATTGCTGGTCGTGGCACACAGTCAATCAGACAGCGCATACCTGTATACACAGTTCGCGCAAACAATGAGTTGTTGCGTATTCGCCGTGAATACAACAAAGAGGTTATGGGCAAGGAAGCTACAACACAGCTTAGTGGTGTGGACTTATCTTCTGGGCAAAAGCGAAAGATGATTGGTAGGCAAACCGAATTTGATAAGTGGTTTGAAGATACTGCTGATATGTATGTTCGCGCAAGCAATCCTGCTAAGCGAGCTAAAATTATGCAAGATGCAAGCCCAGCCCAGAAAAAAACCTTTGAGTTTTTGCGGCAACATTACGACAGCTTTCTTCAGAGCAGTCAGGATGTAGGTTTGTTGCGGAATGTTAAGAATGTAAATGCACATCTTACAAAGATACGCGCTGAGTTAGAAGAATTAAACATGCGTGAGCAAGAACTTGACCTTGCTCCAGCAAGAGAAAAAACTGCGGATGATATATTCTTAGAGCAAAACGCAGAAAAATATAAGGAAGCCTTAAAAAAACAAATGGCCTCACTTATGAAAGATGAAGATGCTAATGCGTTTGTTAGAAAATATAATGTTGTCCATGATCGTGTTGAAGCAAAATCATTAGGCGAATTAGACTTAAGAGAGTCACAAACTGCTGACTTGCGCGCAAAAGCGCAAGACTTGGAAGAGCAGATTGCATATTACGAGGGCTATCAAAACTATGCTGGTTCTCGCAATGATTACATTTTTCCAATCTACTATGATAAGAAACTTTTAACATCTAGCGAGGATGCGCGCGAAGGCTTGACTGCTGCTTTTGAGCGGTATCTTACAAAAGAAACTCACTTCTGGAGAGAAGGAAAAAATGATGCTCCGGGCGAGTGGATAAGAAAGCCTACCGATTACAGCCCGCGAGAAACAGCCGAACAAATTGTTCGCAACATCTTGGAAGAAAACCCAGATGACATTCTGGACTCTGCTGTTTCTCCTGCTGGCGGCAAACACTTACGTCATCGTGCTATTGACATTCCTATTGATGAGGTTGCCCCTTTTATTATTAAAAACGAATCTGTTCTTTATACTTATGCTGAACGTATGGGGCGTAAGATTGAATGGACTCGCAACTTTGGCGACAAAACAATCAATGACATAATGTTGCAGATTGAGTCTGACATGAAGGCAAAGGGCATAAAAGAAACAAAGATTGCCAAGGTAAAGGCTGCGTTTATGGGTGACTATCAGCGCGTTATGGGGCGTTTGATAGAAAACCCCGACAGTCTTACAAACCAAGCTGCTCGTGCAATCAAGGAAACTGCTGGTATTACTTATCTTCATAGTGCTGGTTTATCTGCTGTTGTTGATACAGCTATGCTTGTTTTTGAAAGAGGCTTGGGCAAAACTATTGCGCCTTTGATTGATAAAGATTTTCGACCACTGTTTGTAAAAGCCGCCGGAGACATTGATACTGTTGTCGATCAAACTGGCCTTGCTCGTGGCATGGTGCAAGATCGTTATATTGGTGACTCTATCCGTGGAATCCAACCTAATGCTGTTGAAAGGGTGTTTAACCCAATCACAAATGCTTTTTACAACATCCCCCTTCTTGGCAATAACTTAGGCATGGTCACACGATACTCAAAGATTGTGGATGGCGTATTTAGACAATCTGAACTTATTCGCATGTCTATTGACGTTTCCAAAAATAAAGCAAAAGCCTCTGACATAGAATATCTTGCAAGATATGGTATCAATGAGGACGATGCGCGCGCCATTGCAAGTATGGGAGATGTTTGGGAAGCTGATCCAAGCGGAAAGTTTTATTATGCAAATCGTTCCAAATGGCTGACAGATACTGAGGCGCAAAGAAATCTTGCGTTGCGATGGGACACGGCTATGAATAGCGGTGTTGCAAATACAATTATGCACGCTACATCCTTTGATAAACCGCTTATAGTTGATGGGGCTACCTATGTTAGGTGGTATCCGTGGATGAAGTCTTTGACGATGGGCAAGCTAGACTTTGACCCTCGTGTATCTACGCAAAATGTAAAGATGGCAAAGATTGAAACTGGTGTGTTGGGTATGCCGTTTCAATTTATGAACTTTACTTTGGCTGCTACCAACAGGATTACAGGGCAAATGTTTGATCCCGCAAGGCAGCACAGATTGCAGGGTGCAGTAGCACTGCTTGGTTTATCTTATATTTCTTTGAGTTTGAAGAAGCCAGATTGGTGGTTTGAAAGCAAAACTGCTGGTGAACTCGCGGCTAGGATTGCAGACCACTCAGGTTTGTTTGGTGCTTACGGTGATTTATTTTACCTTGCTAATCATGCAGCTATTGAGCATGGCTTAAATGATGAAAGCTATGACTTTTTAAAGGGTCGCTATCGCGTAAAGGAAGGCGATTCTTTGTGGGACGCGGCGGGTGCTGGGCCGGGGATGGTGAGAGAGTGGTATATGGCAACCAATGATATGCTAGATGGCTACACAAAAGATGGTAGATCTAAATTTTACTACAACACCCCTTCTTTGCCTTTGTTAAAGCTTGTTGGCCTCAATGAGGATATGAGAGATTTTTGGACTAAATAAATTCTTTATGATAGGATTCCCCCATGACAATTTTAATTAGCGATAACAGCCCTCGTATCTCCTATACTGCTACGGCAGGGCAGACTGCATTTACAGTCCCATTCGAGTTTTTTGATGCCTCAGACTTGAATGTGTATATCAATGATACCCCTCAAACGTTGACAACGCATTACAGTGTAACTGGTGGTAGCGGCTCGACTGGCAGCATTACACTGGTAACTGGTGCTACTCTCAATGATGTTGTCGTTATTACTCGTGACGTTACCCTTGAACGTGTAACTGACTTCCCCACCTCCGGCCCATTCCAAGTCGCGTCACTGAACACCGAACTGGATAAAGTCGTTGCTATGATTGCAGACATGAAAGACTTGGCTGATCGTGGCCTTCGTCTTTCTGACTCTGATACATCCGCTACTCTCGTCCTTGCCAATAAGGACGCTAGGAAGGGGACGGTTCTTGCGTTTAATGCAATCACTGGTGCTGTTGAGGTCGGCCCGACCATTGCCGACACAAACACTGTGGCTCAGATTAAGGCTGATATTTCTACTGTTGCTGGCATCTCCGCCAATGTAACCACTGTTGCTGGCATTTCTAGCGATGTAACAACTGTGGCAACCAACGATGCAAATGTAACGACTGTTGCTGGTCAAACGACCAACATGCAAAACGTTACAGACAACCTGACTGCTATTCAAAACGCAGCCACCAACGCCACGACTGCCACAACTAAGGCTGGTGAAGCTGCTGCATCTGCCACTGCTGCGGCTACCTCAGAAACCAATGCGGCTACCTCTGAGACTAACGCTGCAACCTCGGCTACCAATGCCTCAAACTCAGCCAGCGCGGCCTCCACGAGTGCCTCTGCGTCTGCTACGAGTGCTACTGCATCGGCTAATAGTGCTACTGCTGCTGCAACCAGCGAGACCAATGCAGCTTCCAGCGCATCGTCTGCAAGCACACTGGCTAACAACGCTGCTACCAGTGCAAGCAACGCATCTAACAGCGTAACTGCGGCGGCTGCGTCTGAAAGTAATGCTTCCTCATCTGCAACTGCGGCAGCTACCAGTGCAACAAACGCTGCTACTTCGGCTACTGCTGCCTCTGGCTCTGCTACGGCGGCTGCTAATAGTGCTGCCGCTGCGGCTGCTGCCTTCGATAATTTCGATGATACTTATTTAGGAAGTTTTACAGCCGACCCGACAGTCGATAATGACGGTGACGCTTTGGTGGAAGGCGCATTATACTTCAATACTTCTGCAAATGAGATGCGCGTATATGATGGTGCTAACTGGATTGCTGCCTCATCTGCTGGCACAGCATCTATCTTGGAATACAACTATACGGCAACAGCCGGGCAGACTACTTTCTCTGGCACAGACGATAACTCAGCCACACTGTCTTACACGGCGGCTAACCTGATTGTTACCTTGAATGGTATCGTGCTGGAGAACGGCACTGACTATACGGCTACCTCCGGCACTAGCATTGTGTTGACTGTAGGTGCTGCTGCGGGTGACGAGTTGAATGTCATTGCGTTCAAATCCTTTACTGTGTCTGACACGGTTGCTGCCAGCACGGGCGGCACGTTTAGTGGTAATGTCGCAGTCAACGGCACACTAGATGTAAACGGCAACGAGTTAATCCTAGACGCTGATGGCGATACCAGCATCACTGCCGATACCGATGACCAGATTGATTTTAAGACTGGTGGCAGGTGACCGCATGACCATTGACAGTTCTGGCAATACTGGTCTCGGCGTTGTTCCACCCTCTACATATTGGGGGGTGGGCAATAATGTTGGGCTTTTTACGGGTCTAGGGTTTTTAGGGTCAAACGGTAATTATGCTGTTTCGCTTTATTCAAACGGTTACAGAAACAGTTCTAGTGGATTTACTTATTTAGACATTAACGGAAACACCTCCACGGCCTCTGGCATAGACCTAGAACCGGATGGTCTAATTAAATTCAGAAACGGCACTGCTAGTGGCACGTCGCTGCCAGAAAAAATGCGTCTTGAAACAGATGGCGACCTGCATGTCGATGGCAACGTAGGTCGCATACTCAACCACCATCTCAGACATTCGCCTCAAGAAAGACATTGCACCTATCGAGAATGCAGTGACCAAAGTGCAGCAGCTTAATGGTTGCACCTTTACTTACCTCAAGGATGGCCGCCAGTCGGCCGGATTGCTGGCTCAAGATTTAGAGAAGGTTCTCCCCTCTTGTGTCATTGAGAATGAGGCTGTATTCCACGGCGAAGAAGGCGAGACATATAAGACTGTGCAGTATGACCAAGTTATTGGTTTGCTTGTCGAGGCTGTTAAGGAATTAAAGGCTGAGATTGAGGAGTTGAAGAATGGCACTGCAAAGTAGCGGACAGATTAGCCTGAACGATTTGCATGTTGAAGCTGGTGGCACAACAGGCACTGAAGCCAGCATGAACGACAGCGACATCCGTGGTCTGCTCAATGCGTCTGCAAATAGTCAGATGAAGTTCAATAGTTTTTATGGCGCGAGTGCTGGCATCGGTCAGATTGCTGCGGGTAATTCAAGCTATACTCCCGGCTCGCAGTATCTTTCTGCTTATCATGGGTTATATTCCACAGACATAGGTGGCATTACTAATATCGTAACTCCATATATAACGAATCATCCGAATTTTAGTCTCTCTAGTCGCAGCACTCGTTTTATTCAAACGTCTTATGGATCTGGAATTCTAAATCTTGTCTTAATCGACAAAGGGCAAGTGCCAGTTTCGGCTGGTTACAATGGTCATCCCGCAAACGGAGGTTGGACAAGCGTGACACTTAGCGGAAACAGCCAAACACGCACCCTAAACCGCACTGCTGGAAATTTTGTTACTGGAGTGCGCAATATAAACGGCGTCGTTCATTCACAAGCCGTTTGGTCTTGGTCAAGCCAAACAAACCCGTTTCCAAGCTCAGACAACACAGCAAGCTTTACTGTGTCATTAGCGTAGGTATGAAATGTTTAAATACACACTAATCACTGAAGACGGCCTAACGCGCATCTGCGCGACAGACTCAGATGTAGGATATTGCGAAGTGCAAGCGGGTGATGCTGAAACGGATGCACAATATCAACAGGTTCTATGCGAGTATTTCGAAGATAAAAAAGCAGAGGCAATCTATGAACAAAACATTCGGCCTGATTTTACGCGAAACTTTTGTGATAAAGTCTACATGAATGGCGCAGTCAAACGCACCGACTACTCATGCGACCGACCAGAGGCACTGACGGAAATCAATCGTCTGGTTGAGGCGTTCCCCGAATACACCGTTGAGCAATTAACGGCAGAGGCACAAAACGTCATTGGTCAATATGGTGCTTACAGGCCGCCATACAACGACAACAGCATCAGCTTCTATGACTTTACGACACCATCATCAGAGACACTCGCCGCCTATGACTGCGATGCAGAAACTTATGGCGATGACCTGTTAAACTGGCACGGCATCAAGCACGACCTGACGAACCTGACCAAGACAGCCAAGTTTGTGTTTACTCAAGACCACGGCACTTACTTGGCTAATGCGCCATCTTCACTGCCGCCAAATCGTTCCATCTTCTTTGCGCGTATTCACAACGCTGACGGAACTGTTGAGCCGTGGGTCGATGTTTATATAATCTCTACCATCAACTATATGCGCGAATGGTGTGAGGAACACAGCCTGACATTTCCACTCCCTGACGATGTTACCGACCAGCCGTGGTGCTTTTCTGTTGTGTATAATGACACAACTGGCGACACGGCAAACGTCAAGGCGTATATCAGACACAGGTATGACGACTGATGCCCGAAATAAAATTAGACACATCTGACATCGACGGGCGTTTTTGGTCAGCAATAGAGCGAGAACGTGTTACATTTGAAAACAGCCAAAACAAGGGCAGTACGTTATTGCCATTAGAGTACAACTCGGAGACCAACAATGAGTAACGCAAGAGAACTAGCGCAAATCCCCAGCACCCCCTCTGGGCGGCGCAACCTGATTATCAATGGTGCTATGACTGTGGCGCAGCGTGGAGCTTCAATATCTATCACAAACACAACAGGCTACACATTAGACCGATTTAAGATTGCTAGCGGGTCTAGTTATAACTTTGATATTGATGTAACCCAGAGCAGCCTTGCACCTACTGGCTTTGCAAACTCCCTTAAAATAGATGTGCAGGCAACAGCAACGCCATCCGCAGGTCAGAATGCTGTCCTCGAACAAAAGATTGAAAGTCAAAATACTACACATTTAAATTATGGTTCTTCTTCTGGTAAATATATAGTTGCATCTTTTTGGGTAAAGTCTAATAAAACAGGAACATACGGTTTTACACTATTGCATAGTTCTAAAGCTAGAAATTTTATTAACTCATATACAATTAACTCTGCCGACACTTGGGAAAAGAAAACAATCATAATAAACCCTGACACAGCAACAGGGGCAGGGTTTGACGATGACAACCTTTCTGGCCTTAGAGTGCAGTGGCATCTTTCGACTGGCCCAGATGACCAGCTTGGTCCGCGTGACTGGGCAGACGATAGCGCATTTAGGTCTATAACTGGTCAGGTTAATCTTTTTGATAGCACCAGCAACGAGTTCTACCTCACAGGCGTTCAACTCGAAGTAGGCACAGTAGCCACCGAGTTTGAGCATCGCAGTTATGGTGAAGAGTTGGCTTTGTGTCAGAGGTATTTCCAGTATTACGAAAACCCGCCCTTTCGAGGTGTTGTTAACAGTTCAACTAGGGCTAACAGGTGTGCTGTAATACTGCCTGTTACGATGAGAGCAAATCCTTCTTTAACACTTCAACAAACAGGTTCTGTATCCCATTTTAGGGTATATGACGGAAGTGCTACAGCTACATATTCTTCGTTTGAAAATTCATATTTAAGCACAGTTAAAATTGAATTTGATACTAATGTAACTGGCAGCAGCTTAACAATCGGTAGAGCAGCTTGTGTTTATGATAATAGCACTTATAGAAGTGCTTTTCTTATTGATGCGGAGTTATAAGTTATGAACGAAATAAATATTACTGAAGCACAATATCAAGTTGATAGTGTTTCTAATGAAGCCACTAACATCAAAGCCACCATTGATGGTATCGAAATGTCAGTTCCCCTTACTGCTGGCAACCGCCACTATGACGAAATCATGCGTCAAGTAGAAGCTGGAACTCTAACAATACAGGAAGCAGAATAATGGAAACTATAATTACATATATCACTGCCATCGTAGCAGCCGCTTCAGTGATTGCTAACGTAACCCCCTCTATGCGAGACAATGAGATCCTCGCTAAGATTGATGACTTCATTCAGAAGTTAGCCCTTAACTTGCGTAAAGAGAAATGACAGACGAAATGAAATCCACTGTTGACCTTGCAAGCGGCGGCGTAACGCTCGGCGCGTTCTTTGATGCACTGCCCGAAGTCGCCGCCCTGTTTGCACTGGTCTGGTGGATCATTCGTATTTGGGAAACTGACACGGTTCAAAAGTTTTTCAAAGGTGACTAGCCGTGAACTTTGGCGAGACACTTCTTGCTTACTGGCCTATCCTCACCGCAGCGATGGCTATGCTCTGGTGGTTTAGCCGGGCTATATCTTCTCTCGAAAACAAAACAGATAGAATGGATGAACGCTTGAAAGATAGCGAATCCAAGATCACTCAACTTTTTACTTTCTTTAACCAGTCAACGCAGCGTAGGCTTGATAAGCTAGACAGGCTAGAAGAAAAGGACAAGTAAGTGGGCTATCAGACTGTGCGTAATGCACATCAACTGGGTCGCGTGGGGGAGTTAATAGCCGAAGCTGTCTTTGAAGAGACTGGTTTGAAATGCTGTCGAGTAAATCACGAGGGTTTTGATTTAATAATCTTTGATGATAATAATGAAAGTTATCGGGTCGAAGTAAAGGCCGCCAGCGTTAGCCAGTCTGGTGGATTGCGCTATAAATTTATGACCAGCAAGGGAAGTAAATCAAAGCGCGTTATCAATAGTGAAGACGCAGACTTGGTTTGTTTCGTGGCCTTGCCACTAAGAAGGTGCGTGATAAAGTGTATTACATCTGTGGAGAAAAAGCGGACAACAGTCCGTGCTACAGAGTTTGACGAACCCGAAGCTACGCAGATACGCAAAGCATTGGATAAAGTAAGGAAGAGGAAATGATGAATATCTTTAGTGCGGTTGCTGGCATCGCCGGAAACTGGGTAGATGGCAAGGTTCAAGAAACCAAAGCCAAAGCAGAGGTCAAGGTCGAGAAGGCAAAGGCTGACGCTGCCGTTCAAAAGAAGATTGCAACAGGCAAGATTGATTGGGAAGCCAACATGGCTGACGCAACCAAAGGCTCGTGGAAGGATGAGTTTGCTCTTGTTGTTTTGATGCTTCCTGCAATTCTAGTTTTTATTCCATCGCTTACCCAGCAAGTGCGGGAGGGGTTCGCGGTGTTGGATACGCTCCCGCAGTGGTATCAGTATCTCTTGTTTATCGCCGTGACAAGTTCGTTTGGGGTGAAGGGTGCAGACAAGCTGATGAGTATGCGCGGAAAAAAGTAGTAACTCCTGCGGGTAAACCCGCCCCCACCAAAGGGCGGATCACACCTAACTTTACTTTGCAGGAGATGACCAAGAGCCAGACCGCGACCCGGCTAGGCCTCGACAACACCCCAACAGAGGAACACATCTCCTCCCTTCGGGCGTTGTGTGAAGCAGTCCTTGAGCCTACGCGCAGCCAGTTCAATGCCCCTGTGATTGTATCAAGCGGCTACCGCAGTGAGTTTCTGTGCGAAGAGATTGGCAGCAAGCCCACCAGTCAGCACTGTAAGGGGGAGGCTGTTGACTTTGAAATCATTGGGGTCGATAACCACAAGGTCGCTTCTTGGATTCAAGCCAACCTAGAGTATGACCAGTTGATACTGGAACACTATGAGTCCGGCAAACCCAACAGCGGCTGGGTGCATGTGTCCTACAAGAAGGATGGACAGAACCGCAAACAAGCCCTAACTTTCAATGGTCGCAGTTACCAGCAAGGTCTAGTTAAATGAGCCAATATGATTTCAAGATGACTATCGTGGAAGGGGATGATGGTTTCCCCGTGTTAGTGCTGGAGTTTTCTGGGCTTGCTGATATGGAAGAAGCGGAAGAACTATCAGAAGAGTTGTTCGCTATTATGTCCGGCGAAGAGCCGCAATCATACCTACACTAGAAGGTGATTGATTCCATTACTTGTTTGGGGTCTAGCAACTCATCTTGCGTTGCGCTGTAGCACTCTTTTCTAAAGTTTGGTGGCATACCATAGCGCGAGGGGAGGTAGAGTTCTGCCGACCACATACCACCAGCAAGGTCATACTCCCCATCTTGTCCAGTCATCAACACAAACATATTGATAGCAGGATTTTTTCTCATTGAAACTAATCTGCCGTTTTTGTGAACGGTTGTTTTTACATCGATGACTAAGTTATTAAATGTGAGGTCGCCCGGATCTTCACCATTGAGGGAGGAGCGGTGATAGATCTCGAAGATTTCTGTTGGGTAAACGCCTAGCATTTTGGAGAAAGCCAGTTCACCCATCGCACCTTCGTAATCAACGAAGATAGGGTCTTTGGGAGATACCCTTAGTGCATCTTCTGGAGCGACCTCACGAGCAGCAGCGTTACGGGAACGCGCTACAAAGAGGCAGAGTCTTTTCTCTGCTTCATTCAGAGTGGTGTGCATTATTGAAAAACTTTTCTTGTGACATCAGCCCCACCCCAATACGCACCATGTTATACAAGGCGCGAGGGGTCATGCCCCATACATTGTAGGAGGGGTCAACTGTATCATCTCGGACACATAGCTGCGCCGGATACTGCGGGTCGTTTGATTGTCGGATATAGACAAGAATGTTTTCTGGCACATCCATTTCTTCAAGGGCTTTCATTGCTGTCGCTGCCCTCATTTCTTTCCAACCAACTGAATCGTTTGGCATAGATGCAATCTCGCGCAGCTTGCCCTCTGCTTGGATTGCTCTTTGCTGCCATGCTGTTAGTTCATCCATAATATGTTGTCATCTTCCCGACTAATTCTTCGTAGTCCTTGAGGGTCATTCTAATCTTGTGGCCTATCTTGACCACTGCCACACTGTGCTTGCGGCATAACTTCTTCACATCTTGAGGGGGGACGGACAGTGCCGCCCCCACCTCTTCGATGGTCAGTAGCTTAGAAGGGGATGCTGTCGTCCACTGGCTTGCTACGTGCTTCTGCATTGTTACCACCTTGTTGTTTGTCGCTGAGTGAGAGGGACATGAAACTCATGTCATCCTTCTGCTTGCGCCAAGCGGCAACTCGTCTGCTACCAATCGGCCCCGTATAGTCTGGTGAGTTTGCATTCTCACCTTTGTCATTCGGGAACAAAGTTCCAACCTTCTCATAGATGTCCATAATCTTCTTGCCATCTGGCAGTGTAGACATGGTGACAACCATATGGCTGTCTTTGCCATCGTTGTTTACACGCCCTGTAAGGATCATCTTGTGGTTATCACGAGGGGGGAATACCGCCCCGCTATCTGTGTTGTCGTAAGTCTGGCTCATTACCAATCTCCTTTTACGCCTTTACTATCTGCCGCATACTTGTTGTCGTGTTCACCGAGGAACACATCGGCGTTGAATCCAAGGTGCGACAATGCCTTGGTCAGCCCATCTGTGACAGCCATCTTGGGTGCGTCTTCTGCAATGCGGTCTTTCTTATAGAAAGTCCTGCAACCAGTGAACGGCCCGAAGCTGTTGTGTGCGTTGCCATGCCAAACTGTAATGTGTGCAAGAAACGCCACATCACCATTCGCCATAGTGATTGTCTCTGTTTGGGAATGCCACCCCCAACCTTGACCCACCGGCCCGAAAGGCGCGTGTGGCCTCTCGAACCTGATACATTGGGTCAATGCTGGTAAAGGAACGTGACCCAAAGCTAACCGGCTTCAGGTAAGCTGAGTCCGATGGGGACACCTTCTCCCATAGTTCCATATTGTTCGTCGATTTGTTTGCTGCCCTCGCTGCGTTGGGGGCTAGGTTGTTCACTGTCATGCTGTTTCTCCTTTCGCACTACTGTTAGAACAAGTCTGCTGTTGCGGTATTCAATCCGCACTGCTTCATCTGGAGTGTGAAGCCACACTGAACGCCAGCCAAGCTGGTATTCATTTCCTATTAGGTGGATAAGAGGTTCTGCCTCTTCACTTATCAATGGTGATGCTGTATAATCGGTCATGCTGTTACCTCCTTTCGACAGCGGGGGCAGGGTTTCTACTCCCCTGTCCCCTACTTCTTTATGTTAATGCGTAGCGAACCACGCTTGTCTCGTTTGATACTAAGTTCATCGGTATAGACCTCGCGTTCATCTAGCCCGACCATTGCTTTCAAGTCCTTGCCAGCAGCAGCATGTTCCTTTGCTGCTTCTTTAGTGCTGATGTATTCAGCCGCTCTCACTCTGAAATAGTTGTCGCTGCTTGCGTCACGCGCCACCATATCGTCAATGGGTATTTGGTCTATGCCTATAGGGAAGTGCGGCATTGCTTGAGGGGGTTCTTCCTCACGAACAACGTGACCCCAAAACTCTTTTAGATGAACAAACATTTGCTCTAAGAACTGCTGGTCTTTTGCAACCTTCACATATTCATAGCGACCATTGCCAAAGATGTTTGCAAAATACATTGCTTTCACCCCAGAGATTTCTAGGTAAAGCTGTAGCTGTGGCATGTATCTTTCAAGCTGGCTTCGCATTGTTGAGCGGTCATTTGTGTGCTTGCACTCCAAACCATACCTCTCACCGCGCATCATAAACTCAGCGTCAAGCGTTGCCCGACACGGCACACCATTCCATTTGTAATGGTATCTCTGTTCATGCGTGGCTGCGTTAGGGTCTTTGAAGCACTCGACTTGCATGTGCTTTGAGAACCACTTGATGTTAAATTCCTCAGTCCAAACGCCAAGCTGGACAGGCAAGACATCGGACAGGTCAACACCATTCTTCAAGCCCATCTTCTCTAACCAAAGGTCGTGCCAATCACCGTCCATGATTCGCAAGGCACAACTGCCGCCGATAGATGCTTTTCTGATTTCGTTATCTCTACTCATTTGCCTTCCTTTCAATACAAATTAGGTCAGTTCGTATCAGTTTGTCCAGCATTTAATAGCCGTTCTTTTGCTTTTTCTGGTATGCGGCACAGCACCTTTGCCATGTGGCTGTTGCCCAGTTCTTTCTTGGTGCGTTCAATAGCTGCGTCACACTTCTCGATTGTCCAGCCTTGACTAGCCGGGTCGGCCTTTGATGTAGAGGGACGGTCGCCTTCTTTTACAGGTTTGGACAGCCTGTCCCACGTTGCGTTAGTCTTGTTTTGCATTGCAACGTAATCGCCATTCACCTTCCCTGCCTGCTTGGCAACAAGGGAGGGGGTGAACCAGATGCGGAAGTCATGTGCTGCAACACACCTGTCCCACACCTTTGCAAGCAAGTCGTTGAACACATCTACATTAGGTATGTCGCTGCTCAACCGAGTGTTGATTGCTCGGCGTATCTCTTCGCCATACATCTTCTTTGCGGCATCGCTTTGCTTTGCATTGTTTGGCGGCAAATACATAACCGCCATCTTCTTTACAAAGTGTTCGTGTATTAGTGCTTCACGCTGTGCGAAGTCCATGTTTACCTCCTATTGAGTCTATCATTTTTTGAACCTCTATTTTTTGTTGCTTAACGCCTTCGATTCGTTTCTTTTCTTCAACCACAGCAATCAAATGTATCTGTGATATTGCAAGACTTACATCTTCCTTTATCATTCTTTCTGCTGCAATTTTTTTGTAAGCATATAGAACTGTTGTGTGGTCTCGATCACACTTTCTTGCAATCTGAGGAAGGCTATATCCAGTGTAAATATAGCCCATGTAAAACAGAATATGTCTTGGTTTGACAAATTCATTTATTCGAGATTTGCCAAGTAATTGTTCTGGTTGAATCTTAAAATACTCGCACACTGCTTTTACTAAACACTTAAAAGCAAAGCGATCAAGATTGATTTCGTCATCAAACATTTTCTTTCTCCATTAGTTCTTCTACAATTCTGTCAGGCACAATCAGCACCCATTTTGGTGAGCCTTCTTCCCCCTTGCCCAGCTTGAACAGGGCAACATCTCGGTTCTTTAATACCGAGAATGGAGAGGGGAAGCCTTTCTCTTTGCGATACTTAACCTCGGCAATATATTCTCGACCATTCAATGTAATCACTAGGTCGCCGGAATACTCTCCACCAAGCGCGCCGGATAGGGGCTGGCGTTTGACCGCCAAGCCCCACCCCTTGAACAGTTTCACGAACCAGTTTTCGTGGTATGTTCCCTTTGCTTTACTTTTGCTGGTCATCTGCACAACTCCAATCTACGTCATCAAATTGACGCTCGATTGTAACTGGGACAATGACTGTCACATCGCATTTATTACAAGCCCAAGCCTCTGCTTCTCCGAAGCTATAATCAAAGCAATACTCTAACTCGCCTTCATTGCATTTCTTACACTTGCTCATTTTGTTTCTCCGTTTGTGCTTTGGTGTAACAGGGGTCGCACCATGTCTCATGCCCTACAGGGTCGGGACTAACCAGCAAGCAAACAAATTGGTGAGTTACCTCTCCACAGATGTCGCACTTTGCTGGCTGTCCTTGCTTGTCTATCTTTCTCTTAGGCATGTTAAGACAACTGGGTTACGTTATATTTATCATCTTCAATGTGAGTGGCCTTCACGCTTCCTATCATTTCATTATTGACATGAAACTCATGGTTGCCAGACCTCCACATTTTCAATGCTTCCTCTTGACTGTTGGCATAGATTTCATACTCCCATGCACACTCGACATCAGCCAATACTAAAAATCTCCTTGGCTCTGACATTCCATTTCCTCCTCTGATAGATTTGTTTCTTCCCACTTGTCAATCATTCTGCTGACAAACACGCCCCGCTTGAAGGCGGGGTTGTCTTCCTCAAATAAATCGGCAAGGCGTTCAGCATCAGTCGGTGTGCTAAGTAGCGGCCCGACATTATCTACAAGCCACTCGTAATGGCGGCGATAAAATAGTGTGTTCATTAGTCTTTCCAATCGTTGAGATACACCACAGCTGCGGGTGTTTCTTTAATTTTGTCAGGGTATTTGAGGTTGATTTTATTTAGATAGGTTGCGAGGTGCATCAGCTCTATCGCTGCTGCGTCTGCTGCAATCCTGTCTCCTGATTCAAGTGCTTCAATGTAAGCACCAATAGTTCTGTTCCAGTTCATGTCATTCTCCTTTCGACATTGACGGGCGATTGACCACAGCACCCGCCCTCACTTGACGGGGGCGGGGCTGTGGACAACGCCCAGTTATTCAGCGGCCATTTGTTTGGCCTCATGTCTTTTTGTGATGACAGCTTTTGCATCACGCAATCTTTTGAATGGCTGGCTAAGTGTCATTGTTTCACCAGTTGCGTCTACCCATGACCCGTGTATTACGTGCCATTGTGACCTGCGCTTTTCAATTTGTGCTACTTGCTTGCCATCTGCGTATGCAAGATAGCCCCTTTCATCATTGAAAAAGCCAGTGTATTTCTCGAATGTAATCATCTTTCTACTCCTTTCGATGATTGGGGTTGCCTCAACAGCGACCCTCACCCCCGGCGGGGTCGATGTTGAGAGCAACCAATTCTCCTCTCAACATTGTTGCTTCATTCTCTAGTTCATCAATCAAATCTTCTGTGTCATATCCATTGACACGAGTCTCACCGATTTCACTGTCATAATAGCTGCCAGCTTCTTCCAAGATAGATTCAATTCGTCCTTCGATTTCATCTAACTCGTCTTCAATCTGAGCCATGCGTTCATGCAATTCATCTTCATTCATTTCATTTCCTCCAAAAGCAAACCAAGTTCATCACTCGTCGCAGCCTACGCTTACGCCATTGCCAGCGACTCAACGATTGCCGATGCAATTCATCTCGTATCAAATCTTTTCCAACAGTCATAGCAATCACCCCCCTAAATATGCGTGACATATATCGCCAACAGAGCAAGGGCGAACAGACAAAGTATTTGCGTTATGTATATGAATATCATTGCTACCTCCTACAGTAGGTATATTTATACACGGGGTTATCCCCATGTCAAGGCATGAAAAAGGGGCGACAGCGTGAGCCATCGCCCCAGAGGGTTACTAAGCCAGTTTGTTCTTTGGCTTGTAGAGATAGTCTTTGTTGGTGCAGAACACCGAGTGTATCTCCATTGCTGCCTCAAGCTGTGCTGCCCAATCGGTAGCAGCTACGTGAAGTCGTTCAGACTGACGCTCGGCTCGCATCTTCTCGATGCTGGATGCGTTGTCATCTGACAGGACGGATACGCAATCTGCGATACCATTTAATGCTCGTCCTAATTCGTAATCAGCGAAGCTGCATTCGTTATAAGCTTTTCGTGATTTAGCATAATCATTAGATTGTGCATCAACGTTTGCAAGAATTACATCAGTCCAGTATGCGACTTGGGTTTGGGTTGCTTTAGCTTTTGTATTAGACATCTATCTACTCCTTATGTCTTGGTCAGGACTGTCCCGACCTTACAAAGACCACAAGACAACATGGGGGAATGCCAGTCAAAGCAAGCGAAGCGCAGCCCAGACAACCTTTGTGTGAGGCCGTAGGCCGAGCCGACCGATAGGGAGGGGACAGAAAGTTGTCCCTTTGACTGGGAGGCGACCATGTTGCATTGTAGGGCTTTGTTGGTTGGGTCAGTCATGCAGCAAGACTTGGAGTAGGTAGATAATGCAAAAGCGGCAACCCAGACGCAACGCATTGGACTGCATTATTGCAAAGGGTGTTGCATAATTGCAGCTTGATTTTACTTGACGAACCCTCTTAAACTCCGCTTAGCGGGTCAACGAATAGGTAAATTATGGGTAACGCAGTTAAGAATCCTGAGACTGGTCTGACAGCCAAGCAAGAAGCGTTAGTTGAACACCTCGTAGCAAATGGCGGGACTGTGAAAGACGCCGCTCATGTGGCTGGCTATGCTGATGGTGACTCGGGAAGGGTAAGTGCTTCCAAAGCTTTAGCCCTCCCCCATGTCCAGTCGTATATGATGGAACGCATGCGACAGGAGTTGGGCGTTAAAGCGACACTAGCCGCCCACCAAGTAGCCCGTCTCGCCATCAACGCCAAGTCTGAGTATGTCCAGCTGGAAGCAAGCCGAGATATACTGGACAGGGCGGGTCTCAAAGCCCCTGAGAAGCATATGCACTTGCATGCAGGAGACATCAAGGTCGAGATTGACTTAGGCTAGAGACAGAATGTTTCTGTATATGAATCGCACTGGTAGTGGGGTGGGGGGCAAAAATCCTTACGGGTATCTTGCAATGT